CTAAGACAAAAAGGGATCAGGCGGAGGTGTAGTAGATCTCGACCTCTCCGCCGTACATGTGCTCTCGGGACGAGTCATCTGGGTAGTAGCGGGGAAGGGCGATGTCCTTAACGTCAAGGATCAAAGCACCTGCAACCGCCTTGCCTGGAAGCTCTTCTAGGAGCTTCTCCCGCACCAAAAGGGCGAGGTCGATACAAGCCTTACGGTCCATGCCATAGACGTCGTACTCGACGTGGGCGCAATCCTCAGCGTCCCGTACATGGCGGTAACCGCCCGAGGTCTCCAGGTAGATGCAGGTTTCCCCGGTCACATGCTCTGTCATGTCACCAAGGGGAGCGTCAGAGGGGATCTCTGGATGGTTCCTGAGGAACGAGACCAGGATCTCAACTGGATCGAGCTTCATTAAATCCTCGCCTTCAGCAAGGCGCCCTTGAGCCAGCGACGGCCGGGATGCCTACGGCCGGATCTATCGGTGAAGCCTCGTTCAATCAGCATGGCGTGACGTACTCGGTCGTTCGCTTCGGTATAGACACCGGCGTACCAACCGTCACGGTCCATAGCAACCACAGAGTCAATCTGTTCTCTGATGGAGTTCCAAGAAGTCTTGCCCGCAGCACCACGGCGGGGAGCATCTCCCTTGGCGTATGCCTCAATGCGTTTGGTCGCAAGCTCTAGAAGTTCCTTCGTACCGAACGACGTATAGAGTTCCTTCTCCCAGTTCCTCCGAAAGGTGACCTTGCCTCGGGATTCGCTCATCGGATATCCCTCCAAGCCACCAGGCGGATATGTCGACGTGACGTCTGGGTGTGGTGTCTTGGCTCTCCCTCTACCTCATACCAGTGCCCTTCGAGATAGAGCCTGTCTGTGGCAGTCACGTCAGCATCGACGGGAAGGAAGACAGCACGTCGTTCCTGGGAGATGTCACGAGCAGGAGAATAGGACTCATAGGCGCTATCGGGCTGGACGCTCCCAAGGCCTTCCCAGACCTTCACGGCCTGGGTCCAGTCCGGCTTGGACGTGTACGCGTTCTGAGCCTTCACGCTCGTACGCCAGACCTCGACGGGGTCAGTAGCCGTAAGCATGGGGGCCCTCCCTCCGGAGGGTCATGACACCGACACCACGGCGCCGGTACGACTTCAGAGCCGTCCTGGTGAGGGCTGAGAGAGCCTGAGTACTGGAAGCGCCTGAGAACTCGATCTCGACCTCTCCCACGCGCTCTTTGGAGACACCAGGAGAGACGGCAAGCCACCGCATGACCTCAGAACAGGTGATGGCCTTGAGGGAGGCCGGGGACGTCGGGAAGCCCCAGGACGCTGTAAGCGTCACGAGGCCCTCAGGCCAGTAGCTCAGACCGTCCGTGAACACGAGCTGCCTGCCGTTGAAGGTCCAGCCGGTCACGGCCTGGCCCTCGACCTCGACGGCCGAGACGGTCATGAAGGTCAGGTACCGAGCCGGTACGGAGAGCCGACATCCGCCGTCGGCGTACACCCCAAGCTCTTGGTCCTGGCGCCGGTCCATGTCCCTACCGCAGTAGTCCTCTATAAGGCCTGTGACGTCCTCAAGGAACGCAGAAATACGGGGGGATTCATCCTGAGAGACGGGCTGCCCAAGACGGGCAGCCACGTCCTCTACAGAAGCCAATGGCATTCTGACCTCCCTAACTAGCTAAGGGAGATCAGGGGGTCTCCGTGATGGTGATCTTCAGACCACGGACGAACTTCTCACCAATGGTCGTGCCCCGGACGTTGTAATCAGGGTCTTCCTTGACGGTGGCAATGCCGTACATGGTGTCAAGGCCGATGGTGTCCATCTTTTTGCCGTAGTCGTAATCGACCAGCATTCGGGTAGCGATCCCGTTCACGTCCTGGACAGAACCAGTAACCGCACCCATTGGCAGGGCCGGGCAGACCGAAGCGATGAGCATCGCCGACTTGTGGAAGAGGTACATCTCCAGACCGAAGGAGTTGTGAACCACGATGTCGAAACCGTAGATACGGCCAATCGTGGCCCGACGCAGAGCGTTGGTGTCACCGGAGTAATCCACGGCAACAAACTCGGGGTCCTTCAGGAGGATTGCCTCAACCTCAGGACCAGCAATGAGGTATCGCTCACTGGTAGGCACAAGGGCAAGGTTCATGTTCATTCGGGCGTCGACAAGCGCCGTACGAATGTTGAGGGCTCGCTGAGTAAGCTTCGCCGCCGTGCCGTCCGCAGCCGGAATAGAAACCGCGATGTCACCACCAACGGCGTTCTTCTGGCCAGTGGTCAGAGACGACCGGTTAATGTTCGCCTTGATAAACGCTGCAACAGTGTCATCGAAGTACTCGGCGAAACCCCTGGTGAGCTTCGAGAGGACCTGAGCACCGAACTGACGGAGGTCGAATGCAACCGACTCCATACCCAGCGAAGTAGCGTTCTGGGCCAGCGTGGTGAGCTGGACCGGAAAACGAGATTCGTTGACGAAGCCGTTAGGCGCCCGACGGTCGGCCGCAGGAAGCGGGCGGTCCGAAGCCGCCGCAAAGACGTTCTTGTCACCCGTGATTGGGTTCACGATCGGGTTGGAGATACCACCAGCCACAACCGGAATACCGCGAGACTCGCGGTTCACGTTGATGACGTCACCGATCCCACCACGGAAGTTCAGCTCAGAGTATCGAGCCGGAAGACCACCAAGGGTGAGCTGTCGGTCAAGGATGCCCAGTGCAGCAATGGTCACCTGAACTGGGTCAAGATTAAAGTGATGCTGAGTAGCCATTCAGCCTCCAAGAGGGCATAAAAAAAGCCCTCCAGGCGTGGAGGGCTGAGAAGAGGGAGGGGAGAGGCTTAGAGGAAAGATCCCCCGGAAATGAAGTCCGCCAACTCGTTTGGATCGTTGCTGGTGAACTTGCCGGTGCCACCCCGGTTATGACCGGCGCCCGCAAGATGCGGGAACCCCGATCCGGAATTCTGCTTAGGCAGCGACTCAATGAACTGCTTGACCGCATCCGCATTGGGACGCTCGTTCTCGCCCTTGAACTGGGCAAGGTCCAGAAACTTGAGGTCGGGAAGCTCCGCACCAAGAGTCACGGCCTGAAGCCGAAGTTCTGCCGTGACCAGCTCCGTAGAGACCTCTCCGAGCGCGGACGTCCGGCCCTCGGTCTTAGCGGCCTCAATGGCTGCCTGCTGGGCTGCCTGGAGCTGCTGAAGCTCTGTGCGGGTGGTGTTGTAGTTCGTCTCGTTCTGGCGAGAGAGCGCCTTCCACCGGTCCCGGTCGGTAGTCAGCTCCTCAACAGTCGGCGTAGCCGGTGTAACCGGCGGAACCGGAGGAGTGACCACAGGAGCTACAGGAGGATTGCCCTCGGTAGTGGCTGGGGCCTGCTGACCAGGTTCATTCTGAGTCGTCATATGGGATTCCATTTCGGAAGGGACCTAGCGCCATTTCGGCAGGTCGTTACTTGGCCTCGTTGATCTTCCGGTTTGCATTACCGGCGTTGCCCTGAGGGGGCTTGGAGGCGGAGGGGTTCTGAGGTTCCGGCTGTGGCAGAAGCTTTTGGATTTCAGCCTGTGCCTTAGCGTCGTCCTTCCGCATTTCGCGGAAGGAGTCGATTTGGGCAGCGGTGAAACCAGCCTCAGACCAGAGAACCTCTTCAGGCACATTGAGCTGCTTAAGCTTGAGCAGGGCATCAATGTGTTGCGCTTCAGTTCTGTACTCGGGATCACGCCAACGAGTTTCCATCTCGAAAGCGTCCTTGCGCTTGTCGCCCTTCACGGCGAAGCACAAGCGGATGATCCTTTCCCAGGACTCACCGAAGTGCAGCATTCGTTCCCGGACCTTGGCCACGAGTCCAGCCTCAGCCGAAATGATGGCCTCACCGGAGATAGTTCCGGAGGAGTTGACCAGGAAGTAATGGGACGGTACCCGGCTAACACTCGCAAGGTGCTGGACGAGCATGTCTACGAGGGTTACGTAATTCTTGAGGTCAGCAGCAGCGAAGGAACCAAACTTGGCGTTAGGGTCCTCGGCCTGCAAGAGCTTGTCGTGACCGACGTTGAACGGCTCAATGGGATTGCCGTTAGCGTCCTCCTGGATCTCCAGGCCGGTCACAAAGCGCTGAGGGAAGGCAGCAAACTCGGAAGCCGTCAGAGCGTCCATGACGGTCTTGTTGATGGCATCCTGAATGGGAATGACGTTAGCGAGATCAGAGAACGGCTCACCTATCAGGCGAGAGCGGTTCTCAAATGGCACCACAGGAACGACACCCAATGGGTTGGGCTGCCTCGTGCCTCGGTCCCATTCAAGCGTTCCGTAGGCAACCTCGTAGACGTATTCCTCAGTCCACAAGGTCACCTGCTGACGGCCCCATGAGTCCATCTCGAACCGTGCTGCGGCCTCCAGCTCCCAGAGGGAACCGGCCTTGTAGCAGACGGCCATACGGTCAGGCGATACCGGCGTAATCGTCGGCTCCCCATCCTTGTCAGCCCAGACAACTGCGTAGGCCTTGCCCTGGATCAGGGCTTCAAGGTGAACCGAGTTGGAGTAGGCATCCATGGAGGAGCGCTGCCAGAAGACTCGTGCGTCCTTGTCGGTACCCGACTCACCAGGGATACGAAAGCTGTCGACGTTGAGACGCTCGTTCGTGGCATCCACAATCATCCCGCAGAAGTTGTCTCGCCACTGTTCAAAGACGCTGGAGAACGCAGCCTTATAGCGCATCTGAGAGAACGCTAGCTTCTGCTGATCGCCCTGGTAGTACTTGCTGAAGTCCTTAGACGGATGATTAGGACCAGGGAGCTTCCCATAGAGGTACATGAGCCACTGGTCTGGAGTCTCAGGCTTGCCGATAAAAGCCGTATGGCTTCCTGGTGGCACGATCATAGGCAGGCCTCCTTAGAAGCCCACTACGCGGCTCCTACGTATCTTGAGTCGTCCATCTGCGATGGCATCGGCGCGTGCCTCCATGGCGAGTACGGCGCAAACAGCAAGGTCAATTTTCCGCTTAGAGCGCGGACTGTCTTTTTGAATCAGGATTCCTTGAGGAACCTCACGAGTAACGGCATTGAGGACGTGGCGGGTTAGCTTCGGGTCGTTCTCATGCTTAAGGTCCCCGACCGTCACAGCACTACGGAGACGCTCAATCGCTTGCGTCATCCTCGTTGGCTTGTTGGTCCAGAACTCAAAGACGTAATCATCGCCATACTCGATTGACCACCGGCCGATAGCCTCTTGCCAATAAGGCGGGTCACCGTAGAACCACTCGACCCGGTACGTCTCAAAGGCTCGCTTGACTGCGGCCTCTACTGCGAGGACGTCAATTTCCCAGTCGTCGTGAGCGTTCTCAGGACGCTCCCAGACGTCCAGGACGAATACCTTGGCGTCCCTCAGCCTGGCTCCCACAAGCCCTGTTGAGTCTCCTCTGATACTTCCGTCAAAGCCGATAGCGATCTGATCGCCCGGCATAATCGGGTCCGTGTCGGAGAAACAGGCATCCCACTCCGTCTTACTCATCCAACCGTCGGAAGACTCCGCGATCTGGTTGAAGAAGAACCGGCAATAGGTGCTGTCAGGGGTCGTACGGTCATAGAGGATCGTCCTCGTAAGACCGTCGATGTCAGCCCAGGAGGCGTCTCCGTAGGCCTCTATGAGGGCCTTACGGACCAGGGACTCATCACGGATGTTCTCAACGTCTATGCCGCCCTCAAGGCAGTCATAGAGCCAATAGCCCTGAGCGACCATGTCAGACTCAAAGATGATCTGAGCCACAGAGTCTTCGTTGGGGTTGAAAGCGTTGGTCGTGCAGACCCACCGAGAACCGGCCTTGGTCGTCTTCTCAATGTTTCGCTTCAACGTCTGGTAGAAGTCCGGGCCCCCATTCGAGGAAACCCAGTGATGGACCTCATCCATCAGACAAAACGATGGCCTGTTTCCCTCATTAGTACGCCCCGCGGTGGCCTTTGGCCGGATGCTTCCGGGCTTACCAGACTTGAACTGGATTGTGGACTTG